CCTGAAGACGAACCGGGTGCCTCGCAATGTCGATGGCATCGTGATGAACCCGCCGTTCGCTACGGCCGCGATCCACGTTCGGCATGCGCTCTCGATGTGTCCGTATGTGTGTGCGCTGCTGCGGCTGACGTTTTTGGAAGCCGGGAACGAGAAGACCGAAGCCGGTCGGGCGCGGCTCTGGTGCCTCGACCGAGGACATCTGGCCCGGGTTCATGTGTTCACATCGAGGTTACCGATGATGCATCGGGAGGGCTGGACCGGGAAAATAGCGACCAGCACCACAGCCTACGCGTGGTTTGTATTTGACGGCGATCACACCGGCCCGGCCACCCTGCATCGCATCCCGGCACCGGTTCCAATGCACGGTAGTGGACAAAAATAAAAGCTGCTTGACGCCAGTAATTGGTGATTCGCCGGTTCCGGTTTCTATCCGTTGAAATTCGCCAATTGACAGCCCGAAGGGCGGAGCTACAAATAAAAACCCCCGGAGATTGCATCTCTCCGGGGGGTAACTCCAATCGAATGGGCGATTGGGCTGTGACGCGGGTCAAAAGTAGGGCGTTCGCCCTGCCGCGTCAACCGCCCGATCTATTTTTGGACGGGCAATGAACCAAAGAACACAATGGCAACCGATCAGCCTTGAAGCAGAACAATCGCTTCTGGGTTGCATTTTGATGAATAACGAGGCCTACGCGCGGGTCTCGGAGATTGTAACCGCCGACGATTTCTACGAGGCAATCCACCAGAAGATATTCGGCATCGCGGCGCAGATGATCGACGCCGGGAGGCTGGTGAGCCTGATCACGATCAGGGCCTTCATCGACGACCATCTACTGGCCGGAGATATGACGGTCGGGCGCTATCTGGCGCATCTTGCGGCCGAAGCCTCCACCATCATCAACGCCGTGGATTTTGCGCGTGTGATTCGCGAGATGGCCGACCGCCGCCGGGTGGCCGACATCGCGCGCCAGCTATTCCCTGCGGCCGATACGGACGCCGCCCAGCTCGCTGCGACCGCCATCGAGGGGTTGGACACCATCATCACCTCCAGCTCGTCAGGGACGCTCCCTGCGGTCGGCATGGAGCAGGCGATGAACCGCGCCATCGACGGCATCGCCAAGGCCTACCAGAGCGACAGCAAGATCATCGGCATCCCGACCGGGCTCAAGGACCTTGATGCCAAAATGGGCGGTCTGTGCGCCGGTGACCTGATCGTGCTCGGTGGGCGGCCGGGCATGGGAAAGTCGGCGCTGCTGACGGCGTGGCTGCGCAACGCGGCGCGCAAGGGCTACCGCTGCATGGTCAATTCGCTGGAGATGTCGGCCGAGCAGCTCGCCGAGCGCATGATCAGCGATACGCTGTTCGACTTCCCTAGTGAAAACGTCCCCTACTCCAACCTGCGCACCGGCAATTTCCACGAGAAGCTGTTCCAGTACATCCGCGACGCGGCCGAGATGAACCAGTCGCTGCCGATCACGGTCGAGGAGCAGCCCTATCTGACGATGTCTCAGATCGCCACGCGGGCGCGCCGGTTAAAGCGGCGCGGTGGGTTGGACCTTCTTGCCATCGACCACCTCGACCTGATCAAGCCGTCCGGCCGCTACGCTGGCAACAAGGTCTACGAGCTGGGCGAGATCACCGCCGCCTGCAAGGCGCTCGCCAAGGAGCTGGCGATTCCGGTGGTGCTGCTGTGCCAGCTCTCGCGTGACGTCGAGAAGCGCGAGGACAAGCGGCCGATGCTGTCTGATCTGCGGTCCTCCGGCTCCATCGAGCAGGATGCCGACGCTGTGATCTTCCTCTACCGGCCGAGCTACTACCTGCAGAACAACAAGCCGAGGGAAAACACGCCGGAGTACCTCAAATGGATAGAGGACGTGCAGGACGCCAACAATCGGCTGGTGGCGATCATTGCCAAGCAGCGGATGGGTCCGGTCGGTCCGGTCGAATTGTTTTGCGACATCGCCAGCAATGCTGTGCGTGACATGGGAGAGAGGTAATGACTACGTTTACAAAAGCTGATTATGACGGCCTCTACACGTTCATGGAGGAACTTTTCCCCACCTTGGACAACCCGGAGAAGAAGCGGACATGTGAATATTTTATGGACCGGTGCGAGCATGCGATTGGCCAGTTGCGCAAGCCTGCTGACCGGTTGAATAGCGGGAGGTTCAATGTTCTGCCGGGAGATGTGAAATGAGTTGGCAGGCATCTTCGTGGGCGCTCAAGCAGCGAGTTGGCGACCCGATCCTTAAAATTTTGCTGTTGGCAGTTGCCAATTACGCCGACCCGGAAGGTCGGTGTTGGCCGAAGGTCGAGACTCTGTCGTTCGACAGCGAGGTCTCCAAGCGCACGATCCAGCGTAAATTGGCGGAATTGCAGGAACTTGGATTTATCGAGGTGTCGGCGCGTTTTGACGCTGGTGGAAAGCAGACTTCATCGCTGATCCAGCTTCGGATGGATGAGGGGTGTCAGAAAGTCACCCCTGAGATTTGTCATGGGGAGGGTGACACCAAGGTGTCACCCCCTAATGACTTTAACAACCATAAGAACAAACAATCTACGTCGGCTTCGAAGAAAAAGGATGATGGGGCATACTCCGAGGACTTCGAGGCTCTTTGGAAGCTAGCGGCGGAACTTGGGGCACCGAGAACGAAAAACACTTCAAAAAAGAAAGCGTGGGACCTCTATCGAATGCTCAACACTGAGAGGCGTGAAATAGTCCGGAATGCTATTCCAATATTCGCCGCCGCGATGCGCTCGGAGGGGCGGCCGGAGGACAAGATCAAGCACTTCCAGTTTTTCCTCAGTGAGCGCATCTACGAGACAGTCGGCGTGTCTGCCGCGACCGGCGGCGATGCACCGGTCAAGACCTACAAGGACGCCACCCGCGAGGAGTGGCAGAAGGTCCTGAACGTGTGGGCGATAGACAGCCACTGGCGCTCGACGTGGGGGCCGGAGCCGGGCAAGCCGGGCTGCGCGGTGCCGGAGGACCTGATGGCCGCGCACAACGTCAAGCACCGTGGTTTCATGTTCTCGGATGAGGAGATCGAGCGGTTCAAAAAGATCGCTGGATCACAAAATCGTGTGCCGGGAAATGCAGGTAAGTCGTCTACGTGATGTTTACTTTCCACGCGCGGATTCGCTGCGTTTCCCGGGTCAAGCTATTTTTAAAAATGAAAGAAACCGCTGCGGCGCAGTCACATCACAGATCGCAAACGGATGATTTCGCCGATTTGGCAAAAGTCGATTTGCTATACTGATCTCACGACGCGCATGGTGCGGGTCGGGCTGTTTGAAATTGTGAGAACTGAAAATGAGCATCACGTACAGACCTACGTCTGAAGACAAGCGCATCATCCGAGACTGTGCCAAGCGCAGTGCCGGTCACAAGCGGGTCGAGATTTGTCCGGGTATCCGGCACAACCTCGAAGTCGACCGTGGCCATCACATGAACATCGCGATGGTCTCTGACCATCCCGACTGGGATGACACCGACCTCTGGGACAACGCCAACAAGTGGTCCGACTTCACCAAGGGGGTGGAGTTGACCGGAGATGGTCGAGGCATTTTTGACTTCTACGTCTACAGCCTCGGTTACCACGGTGAACTCGAAACCAACGTCGTCGCCTACGTCGAGGGCGGCAAGCTGGTCCGGGTTGAAGCCACTATGGACGGCGTTATGTGGAGGGCGGGGTCATGAGGAGTAGCGGCTGGATAATTGTCGTCTTCGAGGGCGAGCACCGCCAGTTCGAAGGCGAAGTCGCCTACGTCAAGGGCCTGTTCGAGCAATACGAGCAGGCCACTGACTGGGCGCATCAGGCCGGAGACTGCCCGGGGCCGGGCGGGTTCAAGGGCGAGTGGCAGATCGCCTTCCTCGAAGCAAAAGAGTAAACACCCCGTTGACACCGATCCCCGGGCCTGCCATAACCCGGGGGTCGGCCACCCGCCGATCCCAACCAACCGAGCCAGCAGGGCTCAAGGAGAGCATCATGAAGACCGGAAAGACCCTCGTCGAACTCGCCACCGAAATCCAGCGCCGCGCCGAGAACAAGAAAGACCTCGTCGTCGGCACTCAGCATCTGGTGATGACACAGAACATCTCCAACGAGACCTGCATCGAGGTGGCTGGCGCTCAGAACTTCGCGGTCAACGACATCGCCCACGCCCAGATCGGTGCTCACACCGAAATCCCCAAGGCCTACTACGATAAGATGCTGCGGGCTGCGCCGCACCTGCTCGCGACCAACGTCAATGAGTGGTTTGCCAAGTACCCGGCCCCGCGCATGATCCGCACCCTCGACGGCAATGCCCGCGCCTTCCTGTCCGACAAGTTCTCGCCGGACATGGAGAACGAGGACCTCGCCGAGGCCGTATTGCCGGTGTTGATGGACATGGACCTCGCGATCATGTCCTGCGAAGTCACCGACCGCCGCCTGTACATCAAGGCCGTGGACAAGAAGGTCGAGCGCGAGCTGGCGAAGACCGGTGCGCGGTTCGGCGACGGCGGCCACACCATCGTCCGCGTCAACTCTCCGGCGATCACGATCTCCAACTCGGAAGTCGGTATGGGTGCGCTGTCGATCCAAGGCGGCGTCTATGACCAGTTCTGCTCGAACCTCGCCTCGTTCGGAGAGCGCTCGATGCGCCGGGCTCATGTCGGCCAGAAGCAGACCATCGCCGAGGGTGACCTCTATGCGATGCTGTCGGACAAGTCGAAGCGGCTGAACAACGCGGCGTTATGGTCAACCGTCCGCGATGTCGTTCGCGCCGTGTTCGACCGGGCAAAGTTCGACAGCCTGTGCGACAAGATCGAGGGCACGCAGGCCGACAAGATCGAGGGTGACGTGGTCAAGGTCGTCGAGCTGACCAGCCGCAAGCTGGGCCTTCTGGAGAGCGAGGGCAAGTCGATGCTAAAGCACCTGATCGAGGGCTCGGACCTGTCGCGGTTCGGAATTTTTAACGCGGTAACTCGCATGTCTCAAGATGATGAAATATCCTATGACAGGGCGACGGAACTTGAAAAAATCGGCGGGATGGTGATCGAGATGCCGCGCGCCGAATGGAAGGTATTGGCGGAGGCCGCGTGACGCTTCAGTGCACATCAGAGGGTTGCCCTCGCCCTCATTACGGGCGAGGGCTGTGCGGGCTCCATTACGTCCGCTGGCGCAGGAAAGGAAAGCCCGAATCTGAAGCCCTTCCAGCAAAGATTCCTACCCGAAAATGCATCCACAAAAAGTGCGAGAGTCCGAGTAAAGCTAGAGGGTATTGCAATCTACATTTCCAGCGAATTTTGCGCGGAACCAACCTCGATAGGCCGCCAGTCCCAGTGGGGCAAAGTGGCCGGGAATGTTCGATAGAAGGATGCAATAAAAAGCATGCAGCGAGAGGGTTTTGCGGCACGCATTACGCGGCGTTTGTTATCCGGCCATCGGGCTATAGCTGGTATTCTAAAAACAAGACGCGGTCCGCTGAATTAGGTAGATCGTGGCGTCGTCAACATCCAGCCCGCGCATTGGCGATAGCGCAGAAAAGACGGGAGATTATGGTGATGGCCACACCTAGCTGGCTATCAGAAGCGCAATGGGACGAGATGGACGGCATCTATTCGATGGCAAGAGATTTGACGGCCGAGACCGGCGAGGAGCATCAGGTGGATCATATTTGGCCGTTGGCTGGGAAAAACTCTTGTGGACTTCATGTCCCGTGGAATTTGCAAATTTTAACCGGCATCGAGAATCGCAAGAAGGGCAACTCGGAGCCATCAGAAGCCGCGTAAGCGGCCGAAACCGGAGGGGGTCGTACCAGCGCCCCCACGCTCCCTAGCGGCTCCCTCCGGTTTACTTTTTATGCTTTCCGAGACCGGAGTGTCTAAGTTCGTGGAGAGTTGCACCAAACCGAAGACGACGATGTGCAACCGTTGTCGACGCCGGTCACGGAAAGCATAAAATCCAACCTTCGCCCTTCAGGATTACTGTCATGGCTTGGAACGTCTGGAACACCAAAGAGGATCGCTGGGAAAATCTCACCAGCTACCCGACCAAGGGTGCCGCCGAGGCGTTCCTGACCGAGGTGGTGAATAAGGACAAAAAGACCTATGGCAAGGGGCCTTGGGAGGTCCGTATGGTTGGCGACGTGATGGAGCAGCACGGCACCAAGCTGATGCAGCTAAAGCCGTCGATGATCTGGCGCTGCGCCATGGATGATCTGGCGCGCCGGGTCCGCAATACCGACCCCAAATCGGTCGAGTATGAGCACTACGCCTTCCACCGCAAGCATGTTGCCAAGGCCTCGACCGCCAACGATATCCTCCGCGCCGCCATCGCCGAGCCCGGCCTTGGTCAGGCCTCCGGCAAGCGAGACACGCGGCTGCTATATGCCGACGTCGAGCTACTGAAGGCGGCGCTGCAATGATCAAAATATGGAACATGATTTTCCCGCCCAAGTCGCCCCCAAGGTTTGCACAATGGACTGCATGGCGGTGCGTTAACCCGGAAAAATTCCCGTGTGACGCTCCCGGCGGTTGTGGAGGTTGCTTCTGCTGGAAGGCGCTTGGCTACACGGAGCCGCCTCCTCTACCGTTTGATCCTAACGGCAAGCACCCTATTGACGTGATGCAATGAACCTCCGCCAAGACCAATGGGATTGGATTTTCTCGTACGCCTTCACGCTGATCCTATCGGCTATCTGCGCGTGGGCGATGTGGCGGTTAAATGTCAGTCCGTGGCTGGCGCTGTGGTTGGCTCACTGGAATGGATATAGCTGGAGTCGCCCGTTTCCCAAGTAAATATCGTGTTGACACCGGATCGCCGGTCGTGCCATAAAATGCGGGTGAGCCATTGGGGCTCCGAGGAGAAGGCAAATGGCCGTTATTTACGTTACCAGCAGGTCGTCCGGTCTCGATGCTATTTCATTCCCGTTCCGGCTTGAAAATGCTTCCGAGCTGTCTGCTACCATGTGCATCAAGGTCCATACTGAAAACTTCCCGTCCGCTTGCCTGTGGCTGGTCCCCGGCACCTACGAGCAGGAAGACTGAACCATGCAGCTTCCTCAGATCAACATCAACGGCACGGACGCCCGTGATCTGCTGACCGACTACATGCGCGCCAAGAAGGCGCTGGAGGCCGCAGCGGACGCCCTGAGCGCGGCTTGGCCGCATGGTCGGGACTACCAGACCCTCGAACCGGGCGCGCACCAGCGGGCCTCCAACGAGCACGCAGCGCGCCTCACCAAGGTGCGTGAAGTGCTGGCTGAGATCGAAACCATTGCGGAGTATTTGGTATGATGCGGAACCTGAGCACCAAGGAGCGCGCCGAGCGCCGCGCCCGCAAGCTGGCCGAGGCCGGTGACATCTATGTCGTCAATCACGGCTCGATCCTGATCTTCCTGCCGACCAGCGACGCTGGCCGCGAATGGATCGCCGAGCACATCGCCAGCGACGCCATGCGCTGGGCCGGTGGCGTGGTGGTCGAGCCCCGCTACGCGCAGGACATCGTCGATGGGGCGATCCACGACGGCATGGAGGTCAAGATATGAGCCTTTCCACACACCTGCCGCCCGCGCGCGGCTCCCACATCACCGCTTGCGGAACCCTGAAGCCAGTATTCGTCCGCAAGGTCGAATTGTGCCGCCAGTGGGCCGAGGACGTGCTGGAGGAAGTCTCCGGCTACGAGGACGTCACCCACACCAACATCGATGAGGTTCGCAATACCCCTTGCGACGGCTTTATCCCGTTCACTGATGGTGGTTTCGACGGGGTAGGCTTCGGCAACATGGGTTATGCCCACGGCTCTGGGTGCGCCCCGGCGGCGATCCAGCCCTACATCGACAGCGACCTGAAGGATATCGAAAAGGGCTGGGATGAGAATCATCCGGATCATCCGGTTAAGTGGTTGTTCGAACACGAGGAGCCGCATCCGACATTGCCCGGGATCGAGCCGCAGCGAATCACCCTGCGCGACCAACTGCGCGAGGAATATTGCGAGCTGGAAGATGCCAATATGCGCGAAGGCGGCACCTATTTCTACAAGGTCCGGGTGCTGTTTCATGGCGAGGCTCACCGCAGCGAATCGGGGGAGCCGGAGGCGTTGTTCTGCGTCGGCATCAACACCGACTTCGAATACGGCCGCGACAACATCCCGTGGCTCGCCTGCTACGGCCAGAAGACCCAGCAGACCACTTGGATCTGGGAAAAGACCGTCAAGATCAAAAACCTCAACCTGCGCAGAATCGAAAGTCTGGTTCGGCAGGCGATCAAGGCGCTGGGGAAGGCCTGAGCCATGGCTCCTCTGATCAACATCGAAACCGGCGAGATCGACCTCGCTGCTGTTGCCGAGCGCGCCCACCTCCGCGCCGCCCGCGAATACGGCAGCCCGAACTTCCCGCCGAACTATCTGCGCTCCGAGCTGCAGTGGTGCCGCGACCGCGCCGAGGCCGAGCGAATCAACTGGCGGTTATCGCATGGCCTGCCGGACGAGGAGCCCGGCGTCGCCTTCACCAGCTACGCCCCCGACACCAACGAATAGGAGCATCACATGAGCATCAAGATCAGCCCGAAGCACGGCCTCAATCCCTCGGTGGTGAAGTGTTACTTCTGTGGTGGTGGGCACTCAGTTGTGCTGTTCGGTCGCCTCAAGGGTGACGTTGAGGCTCCGCGCGAGGTGTGCGTCGACCGAGTACCGTGCGACGAGTGCGAGGCCCTTATGCGGCAGGGGGTACTGCTGATCAGCGTGCGTGACGGCGAGCAGGGCGAGGACCCCTATCGAACCGGCGGCTGGTGCGTGGTCAAGGACGATGCATTGTGTTTCGTCTCCGACGATGAAGTGCGTGCTTCGATCCTGAGAAAGCGCGCCGCATTTATTCCTGATCAGGTGTGGGATTTGGTCGGGCTTCCCCGGGGAGAATCGTGATGGACTGGAGCCCGACCTACATCAAGACCGACGAGGACCGGCTCTGGCTCGACGAGGGCCTTCGCTTCGGCTATCGGCTGCGCATACCGGCCGCACCGTTTTGGCGGCTGCCGGTGGTGCGCCACCTGCGCGCGTTCTGGCGCATGTGGCAATGCCATGTCTGGAACCGGCGCTGGGATCAATTCGGCACTACGCCCGCCACCCGCGTCGAGGAGTGGCTCGTTTATGCAATCTGGAAAGGCTGGCAGTGATGGCGCGCCCGATTAAAGCCCCTACTGAGCGACGCGAAAACGGCCCCGGCGATATCCCGACTGTGGTGTTGGATCACCCTGCGTTCGGTCAGATCGGTGTTAGTCACGTTTCCGGATCGACCAATCTTTACGGTTCCGACTTCGAGCATCAGAACTATGTCGAGATCACGATCCGGCGTAGCCAGTCCCGCCGTGACCTCAACCGCGACTGGAACATGGGCGGGGCTGAGCTGATTTCGATTGCGATGTCCGAGGCGCAGTATGTCGCCATGATTGGCTCACCAAATCGTGGGTTCGGATCGCCATGCACAATCACCTCGCTGCAGGGCGAGATGATCCCCGGTATCCCGCGCCGCGACACCACCCACATCTACAGCGAGGAAGTGCAGCAGAAGCTGACCGACACGCTGGCGCTATTGAAGGCGCAACGCGCCGAGATGGAGCAGTCCACCATCAAGCTATCGAAGGTGCAGCGTGATGCGGTACTGTCCGGCATGACCAAGGCGATCCGGCAGATCGAATCCAACCTGCCGTTCTTGGTCAACAGCTTCAACGAGCACGTCGAAGAGAGTGTGGAGAAGGCTAAGGTCGAGGTCGAGGCCTATGCCACCAACATGATCAATCGCGCCGGGCTCGCGGCG